GTGCTTCTTCAAGTGATCCTTATACTAAGACTCCTCCTCAGTTGTTTGTTGATCTTGGTAAAACAGCAGCTGTAACGATTAATGATTTGAGGACAGCTTTCCAAATTCAAAGGCTTCTTGAAAGAGATGCACGAGGAGGAACTCGATACATTGAAATTATTAGATCTCATTTTAATGTTCAGTCTCCTGATGCTCGTTTACAGCGTCCTGAGTATCTTGGTGGATCTATTACACCTGTAAACATTTCCCCAATTCCTCAAACGTCTTCTACAGATGATAAATCTCCTCAAGGTAACCTTGCCGCTTATGGAACTGCTTCTTCATCTAAGAAGGTGTTCACAAAGTCATTTGTTGAGCATGGAGTAATTATTGGATTGGCTTCTGTACGAGCAGATCTTAACTATCAACAAGGTTTGTCTCGTATGTGGTCAAGGAGAACCCGATGGGATTTCTATTGGCCAGCATTGGCTCATTTAGGAGAGCAAGCTGTCTTGAATAAAGAAATTTACTGTCAGGGTACTTTGTCTAATTCTAAAGATGACGATGTTTTTGGATATCAAGAGCGATATGCAGAGTATCGATATAAGACATCTATGGTGACAGGATTATTCCGATCGAATGCTAAAGATTCTGAAGGTAAACCTGAGACTTTGGATTCATGGCATTTGGCACAGAATTTTGCGGAGCTTCCTACATTAAGCTCTAAGTTTATTGAAGAGAATCCTCCTATGTCTCGAGTTCTTGCTGTTCAGAAAGGTCCTAACTTCCTCTTGGATGCTTGGTTTAAATTACGATGTGCTAGACCAATGCCTGTCTATAGTGTTCCAGGTCTTATCGATCACTTTTAGTTAGGGTTCTAAGGGAGTTCTGCTCCCTTAGTCTAGAGCAATAAACATTGGTGATGTTCTGCATCACCTTCTATCAGGAGCTAGTATGTTACCACAGGTTTTAGCTGGTATAGGTTCTTTAGGTGCTGGAGCAGCCTCAGGTCTTCTTTCATATTTTGGAGGAAAGCATCAGGCTTCTACCGCTAAAGATATTGCCCAGATGCAAATGGATTTTCAGGAGAAGATGTCTAATACAGCTGTGCAACGGCATGTAGAAGATTTAAAGAAAGCAGGATTGAATCCTCTTTTGGCAGCTACTGGCCAAGGAGCTTCTACTCCTTCTGGATCTTCATATACTCCACAGAATTACGTTGGTGACGCAGCGAATTCTGGAATAGCGGCGATGAGAGCGTCAGCGGATCTATCGCAAGCTATAATCCAGAATAAGCTTTTGCGTCAGCAAGTTGTTGCTATGGCGTTAGATAATAAGATGAAGGCTACGGAAGCTCAGATTATGTCTGGACTTTCAGGTACGTTGATTCATTCTGCTAGGGAGTCTTCTGGTTTCTTTTCTAAGTTAGCTCCCCTTGTTTGGATGTTTTTAAAGAGAGGAGCTAAGTAATGTCTAAAAAAGAAGCTAAAGAAGAATTTCCTTTTATTACGGCTTATGGACCAAAGCCAGTATGTAATGTTGAGTTTAAAGAACCATCTCGTACTGTTTCTTATTTTAAGAAAGAGTGTGACATTAACGAGATAGTGAATCGTTGGATGGCTACAGGAGTGATTGATCATCAAGAGCGACGACAGCCTAAGTATATCGACTGTATTGATCCTATCGATTATCAGGAAGCTATGGATGTTCTTTGTAGAGCTGAAGAACAGTTTGATGATCTTCCTGTAGAGGTTCGTGATAGGTTCCATCATGATCCTCTTAAATTGTTGGAATTTGTGGATGATGATAGTAATTACGAAGAGGCTGTCAAACTTGGATTAGTGGAGCCTAAGTATGTCGAAAATCCTGACGTTGTTAATAAAAATGTTAAAGCTACTGACGACAATGCAAAAGCCTAAACATTGAGCGTAATACACCCTACTTGATGTGTATTACGCTCAATGCTACAAACGCGGTTCATTTCGCGTGCCGAACCCTTGAAATGGAGGTAAGAAATTAGTATGAGAAGACGAAGATTGAGTCGAAGACGAAGCCGAAGATTATTTGCTAGAACAGCCCGCAGGGTACATCGTAGGAACAGGCTACGAAGAATCATGCGTGGTGGTATAAGATTCTGATTGTTAGATATTTCTGAATATTGCTAGTATTGAACCGCAATAAGACCAGGGGGGCAACGCTCCCCGATTTTTCTGGAGTGTTGTCTTGTTGTTTTTTTGGTCTTTTGTGGTCTTTTGCCTATGGGAAGGTGTACTAACCCACAGCTAATATCTGTAGATCGAGATTCCCTTCAGAGTCCTAATTTCCTTGGAAATCTCAGAACAAAGTCAGCGTTTCTCGCAGAACGTAGGAAGAAGTTTTTTTCTTCTGAACGCAAGCTCGGATCCCTTTTTATTAAGGTTCCCTGTAGATCATGTACTTCATGTTTGATCAATAGGTCTCGAGAATGGGCGAATCGTTGTGTTGATGAAGCTAAACTTTGGTCTAGAAATGTTTTCGTTACTCTTACTTATGATGATGATCATTTACCGGCGGATGGTAAGGTAAATAGAGAGCACATAAGGCAGTTTATTCATAATTTACGTAGGCGTAAGGAATTCAGAGGAACCACTATTCGTTTTTTCGGTTGTGGTGAGTATGGATCACAAAATCTTAGGCCTCATTATCATTTAATTTTGTTTAATTGTGACTTTCCTGATAAATACATTTGGAAGAAGAACCGTAGGTCACAAGCTCTTTATCGTTCTCACATTTGTGAGTCTTTATGGGCTAAAGGCTTTTGCTCTATAGGAGAGGTTAACTTTACTACAGCACAATACACGGCTCGGTATTGTCTGAAGAAGAGGTCCTCTCCCATGGACTATGAGAAGTACAAGCCTATTCTTTTCTGTTCTGTTCGTCCTGCTATTGGATCTAAGTTCTTTGAAGAACATCAAGAAGAGATTGTGCAACATGGTTTTATAGTTTATAAAACTTTTGAGGGAGAGTACCGCAGATCTCCTATCCCTCGTTACTATAGGAATTCCGTAAGGAATCAGTACGAGGTTCAGAAGAAGTGCTTAGATTGGCAGGATCTGTCTTGTTCTGACAGGTTGTCAGCTCTTAAGTTCTGGAATGGCCATGTTAGCGGTTTATTTGACCATGACGCAACGTTGTCATGGGATGAGGATCAACTATCCATTGCAGACGAGTTTTTTGATTGTGTGTCAAAAAAAATGCATAGAGATGCCTTCTAGGACTTTTTTTGCTTGAAATGACAAATAAAATTTTTATTAACTATGTTTTAGGAGAAAAAAATGAAAATTTTTAGCGTTTACGATGAAAAGTTGGAAGAATTCATGACTCCAACCTTTTTTTTAACGTCTGGACAAGCAATGAGGAGTTTTGAGGATCTCGTATTAGGAGATTCTGAGTGTATTTTTGCAAAGCACCCAGAAGACTTTACTTTGTACTTGATTGGAGAGTTTAACTCTACATCTGGACAGTTAGAGTCTTATTCTATTCCGACTGTTCTTTGTTCAGCCAAGGACATCGTGAAGCTTAAGGACAAAGCGGAGTAGTTATGGTTAAGAATCGACGTATGCCATCTGTGATGAAGCATACTTTTTCACAAGTTCCTTCAGCTAAAATTCAACGTTCATCATTTGATAGATCTTGTGGTTACAAGACCACTTTCAATGCTGGAGATTTAATTCCTATCTTTGTGGATGAAGTTCTCCCTGGTGACACTTTTAGTTTGAGTGAAAATTTTATTGCCAGGATGGCTACGCCGATTTTTCCTTTAATGGATAACTTGCGAATGGATACGCAGTATTTTTATGTTCCATTAAGGCTAGTTTGGGAAAATTTTCAAAAGTTTTGTGGAGAGACTGATGATCCTGTGAACTATACTGGAGAGCCTGCTCCTAAGGAGTATTTGATTCCTACGATGACAGCTCCTACTACGACTGGTACTGCAAATCCTAATGGAGGATATGCAACAGGTTCTTTAGAGGATTATTTTGGTCTTCCAACACATATTCCAGGTTATAAGCATTCTTCTTTATGGCACCGTGCATATAACCTGATTTGGAATGAATATTATCGAGATGAGAACCTTCAAGATTCAGTAACTGTTCTTCGAGGAGATACTGAGTTAGTTCCTACTGGAACTGGTAGAGAGACGAAGCAGCTCGAGTATAAGGTTCTTAAACGTGGTAAACGATATGATTACTTTACTTCTTGTTTGCCATGGCCTCAAAAAGGTGCTCCTGTAACGATTCCTATTGCTGGAGCTGAAGGAAAGCTTCCTATTTCAGGAATGGTTTTCCAGGTTGAGAAAAGTTCTTATGCTTCTTGGGGAGATAAGTATTATTTAAGTCAATCTGAGCAGTCTTCTTTAGATAATTATTTTTATTTGGATAGCTTAGGTAATAAGATTAACACTGTGAAGTCTGCTACTGTTTCTGGTGATACTAAGCCTGATGTAGGTAAGACTGGAGTCTTTTTACGTGGTAACGTTGGTCAGTATTTTACTTTTGATGGTGCTGTAGAGGCTTCTACTGATGGAGGTGTTCCTGTAACTTCTAAGCCTCCACAATTGTATGTAGATTTGACGAAGACAGCAGCT